ACAGGACATCTAATTACATCGGTAAGGACATAATAGGACAGTTGGGAGGTCTTGTTTACATGTCCAAGATGGGCGTTAAAGGAGACGAAAACCCCAGACAATTCATGATGTACTCTAATATCATGCAGCAAGCTTCAATATTAGGTATATGTTCGACCCCTATGTTCGACGAGAGTTATTTTTTACCAATAGCAGGGTTATCTAATACAATGTCAAATATTTCATTTGCTGGGTACGGAGCTATTAACGCAAAGTGTATACAGAAACTATCATCCGATAATATTTGCGAATTATACGCTAAAATCACGATGACAAATACACTGGCGTCTACGTTCGGTTTGACAATCGGGGTAATGATATGTTCTTACATGCCTGACCATCAGTCTCGTATGTTATTGTTACCAGTTATAGGCTATATCAGGATATATTCATACGAAAGAGCGATTAGAGATTTAATATAATATCTATAGTAGTGAATGCGAATACGAAAAATGAACAGGAAAGTAGTAAACGAAAAAATAGTTAAATTTTTATCTACGTACGACACAACGGATCTTTTGGATATCTGGAACAGCGCAGAAAGTCAGGAGGTGGTGTTCGGTAAAACCAAGAAGGTTAATCCCTATATGGAATTTCGAGTCGCCGAGTTACGTAGAATAAAACTGTCTCACCCAGATGTTATTACCAGAGATGAAATCAATCAAATGATCAGTGAAAAATGGAAGAAAGCGAAGGAGGATGGTTTATCACTCAAATCGAATGATGAACCAGAGGAGACTACGAAGGATGTAAGTTACGAAGTAAGCAAACCATTTCATAAATTTTGTCTCGATAAACGTGGCGGATATAAGACTGAATTTCCAGATGATACCTCTATCGAGATAACTACTCGTTTGAAAGATGAGTGGAGAACATTGACTGTATCTGAAAAGAAAGATTGGAGTATCTAAAAGTGTTTTATAATTACCGTTTAGCCACGTAAATTATAAATCAAATGAATAACGAAGTAACAATTTTTTTCGACGGGGGATCAAGATCCAGACAACTAGCTGGGGCTGGAGCAGTTGTATATAATCAAAACGGTGACGAGATTGATTCGACGTCTTTCTATATCGACGGAGGGGGTACTAATAATCAAGCGGAATATATTGCATTACGTGAAGGCTTGCTCCTAGTAGCTGGTAAAAATTACAGCACTGTTTTTATTAAAGGAGATAGCCTACTTGTCGTAAAGCAAGTCAATGGACTATGGAAGTGTAAAAATTTAGAATTACAAAAATTAAGACGTGAGGTATTGGCTATAATAAAAGATAATTCAATTAATTTTGTTCTTACCCACGTACGTCGGGAATTCAACAAAAGAGCGGATCAGTTAGCCAATCACGCTATGGACAACGTTCCTATGATTTAAACGGATGAATTTTTAACATTAAATGACAATCCAAACACACATCGACGAATTGGAATCTATCAAGGCTGAGATTAAACGAAATAATGAGTTAAATAAAACCCTGCGTGTGCGATGTAAGGTTGTCGAATCTGAAATTGAAGAGTTCCTTAAAGTCGAAGACCAAACGGCCGTCCGGTACAAAGATACGAATATAGTACTGGAAAGCAAGGTGTCTCATGCGAGAAAGGATAAGAAGACGATAGAAGAAGAAGCAGTAAGGTTGTTGACTAATATGGGTGTTAGTAACGCATCTGGTGTATATGGAGATTTACAGTCGTTACAAAAGGGTGAAGAGGTTGAGAAAACTCATGTACGTATTTTCAAAAATAAGAGTAAGAAGTAAGAATATTATTCTAAAAGAATGTAGTTTCGTTATAAATGAATAACGAACCGAACCCAGTTTTAACCCAGATTTTAGCAGAGACTAAGGAATTAATGGTGAACAAGCAGTATAGAGAAGTAGTGAAACGTTTCGATGCGGTGAATCTAAGTCATACAACCGATGTTTTGGTTATATTTCGTTCAGTAGCGACATTAGCTCAGCAAAATGGGGATAACGAAACAGCATATTACGTTTTCAACAGGATCCTAACTGAATTATCAAAACCTTCTAAATTAGGTGAAACGCACGAAGATGTAGTCAGACTTAAATATAATATCGCCGCTGTATCTCCTCATATCAGAGAGACCCATAAACTTTTAAAATCATCTCTTGATATAGCCATCGAGCATAATTACACTGATCTAGTAACTGAAATAAATGTCACGCTAGGAGACTTCATGAAACGAATCCCACCCCTTTATAGGAGAATGTATACGAGACTGGATAACAAGAAGTAAATAAATATTATATACTCACGTATAATATTTTTAAGAACTGGTACCGTTTAAAATAATATCAATTTCTTTCAAATTCTTCTGTATTGTAAGTTCAGATAAATTTGTTACCTTAGCAAAGTCGGAAAGATTAGTATTTACATCGGACGTTTGTATCCAATAGTAAATCACTGCGGCGGCTACTGATTGGGGTCTAGATCTGTTCAGGTTTGACGATTTGTTCTCGATCAAATCGTACAGCCTTAATATCTCCACTTTTTGAGAGTCTGATATTAAAAATTTGTTCATGATGTCATTGACCACATGCTTCGTTGTTATATCAGTGTCGTGAATTACGGAGTCTTTTGAAATGTTGATATTAACAATTTTCAAACCTTTCAAGCCGGATTTTCGGCTAATACCAAACACCTGTATTAGATTATCCGGTGTTTGATGTTTCCCAGATATCTTGTAAGCGTGGAAAATACATGCGAATATTAAAGCTTTTCTAGACCCACCCCTAAATATCTGACCATTGGTGCACTGTAAGTAAATGTCGTTCGCGATAGATATGATGTTATCACTGAACGACATATGAGCCACATCCTTCGATATATTTTTTACATCTAATTTACGAGCATGAACCCTGTTTGGGTCCGATGAATGTTTTGAATCGGTAGAACCGTAATATCTCCATTCTTTATCGTATTTTATCTCATGTGTAATCTCCTCTCCGCAATTAGAACATAGTATCGTATCCTTTTCTTGTATTATATGTGGCCCTGCTTCACACGAACATTGTTTGTTCGATTCATCCACATTAGTACTTTCGTAATTATTAATCGCTGTATCAAATATGCTGAAGTCGGTCATTTTTAATTTAAAGTAAATTTCTACAAATTTTTTCATTTGTAGAAATAACATATCTTAATTACGTTTCTGTAATAGGTTCGATATAATTAACATCATATCTTTGTTCGTGGAAAGCCCAATATCCAGGAGCCCCAAGTTTCCAATCGTCACTGACAAATGGAGCCTTCCAGTAATAGACACAATCTTGCCAATTATTTGTTGTCGTAGAACCATGGATGTACATGCAGCAAAAATCATCGGTTAAATGATCCATTAGATCACAAAACGTTGTAAAGTCTGGGATAATACTAGCATAGTTCTCGTACAACGACTTTCGGTTCTTTAGCAATGGCTCTCTGAGAATGAAAACCCCGTCTACGTTGGTTCTGATCACGGGTTTGACATCCATTGCGTATTGGAGTGATAAGATGTACATCATATTCCAATGTCTACCCTTCTTGTAAAGGGCGTGTTGGATAGGCTTGTTAAAAATACGAGGATCGTCGGTGCAATCATCTAGGATCATAACAGCCCATGGATTCTGTAAATGTTGAGCTGCTAACTTCTGACGCTTGATGAAGTCTTTAATTTTATCTTCGTTATATTCATTGAATACAAACGTGGACGGCAGCATTGATTTGTAAGCATGATTACTATCTTCAGATCCACTCATAGCCATTGCAACAGCAAAGATATGTTTCTTACTGTATAACAAAGCCTTGATAAGAGTCGACTTACCGGTACCGGGTTTTCCAATAACTACCAATTTAGTCCCCCCGTTGTATTTAGGGTCTTCGAAGCGATCGGTATAAGGTGGGATTATTTCAGGGTCTAGTTCTTTAATTTCAATTGTTTGCATTTTACGTTATTATATAGACCGTTTAAATATCCTTTTCTAATTCTATAATCTCGTTTGACTTAATGTAAATAGACATTTCACCTAGATTACCAACCCTTGTAGATATCCGAAACGGTAACTCTGGTGTACTTGGGAACAAATACATACACTCACATAGCGAAGATATTTTATAAATTCTTTCGAACTGATTCATGTCGAACGTACTAACATGTTCTTCGGGGGACAACATCTCATTTTCCTCACCGAGCGTTATACCTCTTTTCATGATACCCCCAGCATCGGTTGAGAATGTTATGACACCGCTCTTATCGGATATTTTTACTTCACCGCTTCCCAACAATGTTAAATCCTTCACCATCTTTTGGAAATCGCTCGATCTTATCACTACCGAGTTAGTAAACCCGGATGGGTAATTAACGTCCAAGTTCTGAACGGATTGAATCTTAATACTGGAAGTTGTAATCCTCCCCTGGTCTACAGGAATTGTTCTAATGTTTAATACGGACGGTTCACTCACAAGAATGAACAATTCAACGGTGTCCTTCTTTTTAATTGATTTTAACATCTTATATAAATGGGTCGAGTTCATGCCCATAAAAATATCATCGGTTGAGTTATTCTGGAACAACGAAAAATTAATAGAGTCTAACTGTATACTAACCATGGTTTTCCTATTTTGATCAAACATGGTCATTTTAATACCATCTTTTCCTATCTCCCAAAAGCTACTCTTTAATATATTCGATATGACCTCGGACATCGTTTTGATATGACACGCATTATCGGTTTTACATCTAAATAGAAATTCTGACATCTTTTTAATTAACTCATGGTATCTTTTAAAATGATATTTTTAATTATTATCTAGTACTAATAAAATGAGCTCCTCTAATATTTACTTTCTACAAAATGGTTCCCTATCGTCCAAGGACGAACTCCTTCTCGACACTGGTAAGCCGGTTTTCGTAATGGTCCAAGCCGACTGGTGTGGACATTGTAAAACAGCGAAGCCAATCTTTCAGCAATTTGCTGATATGGCTAGCGACAGTATCACTTTCGCGACTGTCAACGCTGGATCGGACTCTAATGATTCGGAAAAGGCCCTTGTTAAGAGGCTTGGTGTACGTGGATTCCCTTCATTTTTGTTGTATGTCGGTGGTAAGAAGGTCGAAATCAGCATCCAGCAACGAACTGTTGATGGATTCAAAAAGGCATTGGCCGCGGTTGGTGTCAAGGTCTAAAAATGGTTTAAATATATTATAACACGTAATACGGTGTTATAATAATTCTTAGTATAAAATTTTAGACATGATCATCAATATGATCATGAGTACAAATGATAGACCAGCGTACACAACTATTGGTTTCTGGGTCGGTAATAAACTCGTAATTTTACCGGATGACATCAATGATATGAAGATAAACACGGCCGCTAACAAACTGAAACTCATGGGTGGTTTGTGAACAGGTAGACACTCTTCAGTTTTTTCTTCATCTGCTGCTTCGAATTTCTCAACAACTTCTGGTTTGGTTACTGGCTCCAACTTAAGTGGTCGTTGTTGTTGCATCTGTTGTTGGTTCTGCATCTGCTGCTGTTGCATCTGTTGTTGGTGCTGCATCTGTTGTTGTTGCATCTGCTGCTGTTGCATCTGTTGTTGCTGTTGAGGAGGGTAGTTTCCTTGCTGTTGTTGCTGTTGCCTCTGAGGTTGCTGTTGTGGAGGGTAGTTTCCTTGCTGTTGTTGCTGTTGAGGTTGAGGTTGCTGTTGTTGCACTTGAGGTGGTGCTTGCCTCTGGGGTTGTTGCCTCTGGGGTGGTGGGATGCTTCGTCTCTGAGGTGGGGCAGCTCGTCTCTGAGGCGCGGTTTGTTCGCCGTCAAAAATAGTCTTGATGATGTCAAGGTTTTGACCAGAGCTGTTTGTAGTGTCAGTGATTTCAATATCCTGGATGTTCTTCATTTTGCTAACACCTATTATTATTTTAAATTATATTTTTCATACGTGCTCATTTTTTCGAATATATCATTTAAATAAGAATACGTGTTATAATAAAATGAGCAGTTCTATAAAATTTTTAACAAGTAAAGACTTCAGTGTATCGGATGGGAACCTATTATGTAGCGTCCCAAACTATTCGATCGTAATGTTTTATTCCACCCAATGTCAGTATTGCGACGTCATGAAGGATATTTTTATGGAGTTAAACCAAACTATCATCGGATGTACGTTTGCGATGTTGAACCTGGGCGAACATCGGGATGTTGTAGCCAAGAGTAAAAAGACGAATGTTGAATTACAATACGTCCCGATGGTGATCTTTTACGCTAACAATAAGCCGTATATGGTGTATGCTGGACCATCAAATGCTGAAGATCTCGAGAGTTTTATCGTAGATGTTTCCAATGATTACACTAGCAAGCATAAGAAACAGAAATCCAAATCTGTATTCGCTCCGGATGAGACTTCTGCCGCGGCTTCTAATAACAAGGACGCGTGTGTTATCGGAGACAAGGACTGTTTGGAGAAGAAGGCTTACGAAAATAAGCAAAAGATGTGTTACGTTACTATGAAAGAAGCCTACGGTGGTAAAGCTTCTTAAAATAGACTTTTTAATTTGTTTCACAGTATAAATTAAAAATGTCCGACATAAAACCACTATATTCCAGTCTATCGAATGCGCACGTATCCACCGTCAAGGATTTGACTCCTAAACAGAAACAACTTCTTATAGACCGAATTGCAAGTATGAATATTGATAGTATAGAGATAATTTACGCATTGATTCGCCATCATTCAATTATTAATTCTGAAAAAACGATGTATGAAGTTAGCATTGTAACGGGAGATGATCACAAGAGTAAAATGACTTGGGATTTCAAAAAAATGGATAAGAAACTGAAGCATATCTTATTTGATTTCTCGAAGAGAGACGATGATCACCAACAAGAAAAAAATGAAAAAACGGCTTAAACTTATACACGCAGTTAACAAACATGAGTGAACTGACTATTAAAAAATCTGAATATTCCTATTCAGTACCAATCAATGATTTTACGGATATTAAGACCTGTGAATTTTCCGATGTTAATGAAACGTTACGGGTATTATTAAAACTTGACACTGATACGTTTAAAGTTCTGCAAACTTTGCTGAACGGTGATATTTTGAACGTTGAAAGACTTGACCCCGGGTACACTAATATGATCGTTGAGACGTACAACGATTGGGACAGTAATTGGAGGGTTAGATATATAGAATCAATTGTCCGATGGCGAGAGTCGTTGGATACGTACAGTAAGCTCAAACATCAACCGGTAAATATTTCATCTTACATGTCTAGTATTTCAGATCTTGAAATTTTAGTCGGTACCGATATGTCCAATTAAGTAAAAGTGAAATATATTTTTTGAATATATCCATGTTAGAAATAACTGCTATGAAAAAAAAGAAGTGTATAAATGGTTGTTGCGATATACTAACCGTCGATTATATCTCACCTATAGGTGTAGGTAATGATTTTTCACGCGTTAAAAAATCTGGGGTTGTATTACATGACCGAGTAGACGAGTCTATATTGATGGTTCAGTCACGTGGTAATTTATGGGGTATTCCAAAAGGAACTGTTGAAAAGGGTGAAACTCATTTAGATGGAGCTATACGTGAGCTATACGAAGAGACTGGTATACGCGTTGATAGAAGTGACTTGGGTACTTATCAAGTGATAAACAAAGACGTAATATATTTCTATATGAATTACAAGAAAAACGACGTACAGTTACAACAACATTTTGGTACTGACGTGAATTCAATTGGGTGGATAAAAATAGAGTGTCTGAAGACCATGATTAAAAATGACTACATTAAAGTAACCAGACATTTTGCAATCGTTCTTAAAAGTATATTCGAATTAGGTTAAGTTTTTATTAGGGTAATAATAAAAACTGAAGATGAAATGTCAAGAATGCAATAAGAAAATATTAGACTACTTGGTGGTTATGTTTACTTGTCGATGTACTAATATCTACTGTTCCAAATGTAAGACGTCACATACGTGTACACGAGCAGACGTTAATAAAAATATAAATACCGTTGCAAAAGGTGGTAACCTAGTAGATAGATTATAACTTGACATCCACTAGCAGGATACCCATCTCCGCCATCTTTTTCATTATAGATGAACATTTCTCCTTTAATCTAGACGGGGCTTCTATTTGCAACTTATCGAGTATGTATTTTAGTTCAACTTGTCTAGCTGTTCCAGTGAACGATGAGCAATTTAAACCCTTTGATTCCAACCGTTTGTCTACTGGGGCATCACCAGTTAATATCTTAAAAATAGAGAACGATATATGATTGGTACCCTCTAGATACAAATCGTTGTATTTAATAATACCGTAATACGCAGTGTTTCCAGTACCAAATAATTTAGTAGCTTTATTTTTTAACCGTTCCCTTTTCTCTTTTAGAAACCATAGTACTAACTGTTTTTTAGCGGCGTCTGCGTCTACCCAAACATCATCTTTTAGCATTCGTATACTACCCTTGTCATTCGTATACAAATACCAGGAGTAATACACTCCGTCAATTTTACCATACATACCAGTAAACCTCTTATCTATATTTTCGTTAATTGGTTCCAAGATGTGCCTCTCGATTAACTCTTCTTTTTGAACGTGCGACAAGACATGAATTTGTTTATTGAGTGATTTTATGTTGACAACACCACTGTAGTCGATACTGTCAACCCCAGTTTTTTTAGGCTCCATATCACTGGTTGTTTTGATATCATTGGTAGGTTCGGTTGTTGACTGTTCAACGTACGAGATTTCGTTATCGGTGTAGTATACGTCTAGAAGACTGGTCTTATTCACTGGGTTATCAATTATGAAGTATCGATTATGGTCTTCCCGAAGATAATACCGTTTACCGTCTTTAATTTTTACTACGACATTTGTATTCACCATAATATTTAGAACTGTAAGTAACTCATATGAATCCTTATCTAATATCTTACTTTTAATATCATCAAAAGTTATAGTTGTCTCTGACTGGAAAAGTTCTATAACTTCGTCGGTCGTAATATCATCTGATAAATAATAGTTTTCGTAAGTAGAATAATCAACAGGTATCGATTTTTTGGTTTCATTCGGGAATGGTTCGTACTTACAATCCATATAATCACAATCTCTTGTACCATCTAAATCACGTTTTCTTAAATTACGCTTTTCGGCGAGTCTACTATCGATAGCTTCCTCCTTTATAATATGCTCTATTTGTTTTATAACAATATCCTTGGTCTCCGCCATCTTATAAGTTAAAACGTCAATACTCGGGCCTTCTTTAGGTATAGAAACACGTAAATAAATATCAACGAATATCTCATCGTTTCTTTTCAATAATTCTCTATGAGAGCCTATTCTAATACCACGAGCGATTGCCTGAGATGTTTTTGCGAAGTTGAACCACGGACTGTGTATATCTATAACTTGAATATTATTAAACGAATACCCCTCTGAAATAGCATCACTTGCTAATACAACCGAAATTACATCCCCATTTAGATTATCCAATTTGTTAAATCTTTCAACTAAGACATCCTTATTATCAGTGTCACCAGTTAATAATATGAACTTGTTTGACCGTTTGTTACTTGTCGCATACTCGACATTTTTATTCGTAACCTCCGTGAAACCAAAAAGCTTAAGTAAGCGGGCGAACATCAACAAACCACCCCCTGACAAATTACGGTTGAAAACAAAGACTGGCTTTTTTTCTTTACGTGCTTGGATAATAGTTTTCATACTCTCGGTGTATTTCGAACTAAACTTTCTTAATTCTTCTAATTTTTCACTCTGGATATCGCTCGTGAACCTGAAATTTTTGGTTTGGACGTTTACTCCATACACACCATCTTCAGATACAAAGTCGGAAGCTTGAAGTGAGTTAGTGTATGCAGGAGAACCACTCTTCTTATCTTCTTCTATAGCCTTTTTATAGACGGCGCTCTGCTCCTCTCCCATAAATGTTTTCTTTAATTTGAAATGTTCGAATCCCGGTAACACCTCTCCTATAAACTTCTGGTAAGCATCAGACTGCATGGTTTTAATATATGAAATTCTCCCTCGTATCATTCTTCTGATTAAATTAATGTTCATAATAAGACCTGTGTCTGGTGAAATGAATTCTTGGTTAAATTTTTTACCGATTGGGAATTGATCGTCGAGTGGTAGTATTAGGTTCATAACCGATGCAAACTCACTTGGTACATCTGTTATAGGCGTTCCAGATAATAGAATTACTTTAGAATTACTTACTGAGTGTAACAACTTGTGGTATTCGGCATACGTTGTTGTACCAGTACTGTTTCTTATATTATGAACCTCGTCGATGATTATCACTGAATTTTCAAGACGGTTTGTAGCAGCATTCTTGACTATACCACCGCTTTTACCGGTAGTGAATCTCTTTATGAAGCCATCGTGGGTGTACATGTAAATATGAGCAGAACTTAGTTTCTTTATCGTGCTATAATCTTCAGTTGAACATTTCGTGCGAAATTCGTTCTCGAACTGAGCTAACAATGTAGAATTTTTTGCTACGTAGAAATACTTGTTAATTATACTATTCTCTGACTTAACTTGTTCGATAATCGCACTCGCACTACATGTTTTACCAGTTCCCATATCGTGCATCAGTAACATTTGATTATACGGTGTAATAGTCGACATTATTCTAGAAATCAACTCTTGATGTGTCAACAAATCACCTTTTGTTTCAGGAAAAGTTTCGATCGATGGTACCTTTAAAACTCGGAATTCTTTTTTAGAGTACAGAATCTGATTGAAATCAGGATCTTCTATAGATGGGTAAAACGGTAAAAAGTCTAATATAGTATAGCTCATTTATCTTTTCCAAATATAAAAAATGGTTTTGAATTTTATGTAACAATTTACAACATAAAATTAATATTAATATACGATCTCGTCATCGGAATCCTCGTCATCTTCTTCCTTGTCCATCAATTCAGCTTCAGTGATATCCGCCTCTTCTTCGATAATATCCGACTCTTCTTCAACTGGGGCATTTTTCGTCTTACCTAAGCAATCAGGAATGTCATACGGGAAGTTGTACTTGTTGCAGATATCTATAGTCGCAGAGTCCAGTTGACCTAGCTCACCGTCTGGTAGTTGTATACCAATAACCCTTCGAGTTTTTGGATCAAACGCGATACCACTCTCCATATGTTCGAAATTACCGTGTGCATTACGTCTGATCAACGCGTTGGGAATAGACGCCTCGATATTACTAACTATAGGTTTTTTCACGACATCTGACTTCGTAGCCTTGAGTAATTTGGGTCCTTTCGCGGCCTTGGGTGCTTTCTCGGCCTTCTCAGTCTTGGCTCCAGCCTTTACCTCGTCCATGATATAACCCACTAGATCCGCCTTGGTACCTGTTTGTTTGAAACCGGCTTCTTTGCAAACTGAGACCAACTCATCCTTTTTCATCTTGTTATACTTTGAAAACGATGAATCATACTCAGTCCACTCTTTAATAATAGAATCCGTATCGAGGTTATATTTAGTAGCAATACGTTTAAGAAAGTTATCCATTTTTGATTTTATGGTCTGTATCAGATATTTAATTCAATTTTAATTTTACGCGAAGAATATTAGACACAATGATAGCAGTATGGATAGTAACATCAATACAGCGGAAACGTTATCTGATATTAGTGGGGGTGTAACATTACTAGACATTTATATTTACGAAAAATGAAATTTAAATCGTGTTTCTCAAATCCAATCAACATACTGATGAATACAGATACTAAACAAGAAACGTCGTTTTACGACAAAATTAAAACTATGTCGCTGGAAGAATTAACCGGGTTAAAAGAAAAAATGGATGATATTTATTACAATACAGGAGACAAGCCTGAATTAACTGATTTTGAGTATGATATTCTAAATGAGTATATTAACCATAACGGTAACCAAATGATTGGGTGTAAGATACGAGATGATATCGTGAAGAATAAGTTACCTGTTGGTATGACCTCTATGGACAAGGCATCGACCGATCTACAGTTGACGACTTGGGTCGGTAAAAATAAAACCCTCGATGATTGGATGGTTGAAGTTAAACTAGACGGTGTTAGTTGTTTGGTAACATCTGATGAAGATAGTAATGTAAAAATGTACACCCGTGGTGATGGTATCTGCGGAACTGATATAACGCATTTACGAGAATACATCTCGAGTTTACCGCGTGAAATATCACCCGACGTGGTTGTACGAGGTGAGTTAATTATAAAGAAAAAAACATTTGAGACTAAGTGGGAAAGTGAATTTTCAAACTCTAGAAATCTGGTATCTGGATGTGTTAACGCAAAAACTCTTAGACCAGCTGTATTCGACATTGATTTTGTAGCATACGAGATTATTAAATCTGATGTATGCGACAGACCGTTAACCCAACTTGAACAAATTTTTGAAGAAGGGTTCATCCCGGTAGACAATCGGATAGTTTCACCGGATGATATGGATTTCGAGAACGCGAAGGAACTACTGAACGAGATGAAGGTCAGTTCTGAGTATGAAATGGATGGGGTAATTATCAGACCAAATACGTCTTATGTACATGATCAATTAAAAAATCCTAAAAACGCAATCGCGTTCAAACAACAACATCAGGATAACATAGCAACCACCTCGGTTGTAAGAGTGTTATGGGCTGCGTCTAAATGGGGATTAATGAAACCCCGTGTTGAAATTGAACCTGTTCATTTAGCAGGTGTTACAATATCATTCGTAACTTGCTACAACGCTCGGTATATCGTAGATAATCTAATCAACGTGGGTACCGTGTTAACGGTTACAAGATCAGGCGATGTTATACCTAAAATATTGACAATTCTTGAACCATCCGACAGTGTTGATTTACCAAGTGGTTGTTCGTGGAATACAACACTGATAGATTTGGTTGTAGATGAGATAGGTGACGAGTCTAATATAAAAACGATCCATTCTTTTTTTAGTAAGTTGGGTTGTAAACATTTAGGTGAAAAGATAGTCGCTAAACTATATAATGCTGGTCATAAGAGTATGTTCGAGTTTATGGATTTCACCGTGGCTCAAATGTTAGAGGTTGATGGGATTGCCGAAAAGGGGGCAGTTCGTATTCACGAACAATTACACAGCGCCGTTGAAAAGGCGTCTATGCCGTTGTTGGTTGCATCATCTGGGGTTTTGGGATTCGGATTCTCTTCTAAGAAAACCGATCTATTGTTTGGGGAAATTCCTGAATTTTACACATATGATGATATGGATCTACTCCAGTCAAAAATTACAAGTATAAAGGGTTTTTCGCCGGGAAGTGCCGAATTAATAACCAGTAAGTTCCACGAGTCTCTTGATTTTCTAAATCAGGTAAATGAGAGGAGAATTACTAAATTTCAAATCATTACGTCGACGGTGGATGTTTCGGTAAAACCATGTATCAATATAACATTCTCTGGTTTTAGATTATCAGCTGAGATTCAGAGTGAGCTCGATACGTTGAATGTGACCATTGATAACACGATAACTAAGAAGACGAAATATCTGATTACCAAAGATAATTGTCTTAAGGTCAGTAGTAAAGTTACCAAAGCTAGACAGCTTGATATTCCTATAATAACTGAAACTGAATTACTGGAAATGTTTAACATTTCGAAATAAATTATAACACTAAAATGTTTTATAATTGATATGGTATTTTGGTATTTATAAAGTACCGTCGGATAAATAAAAAATGACTCATAAATATGCGATATTGATGGAAACAAGTGGTGATGATTGCGAAAGCTGGTATTATTTCTTGAAATATGAAGGTAACGAAGACGAATTGAAGAATATTAAAACCCAGTTTGATACTATAGATCATAACGTGTTAATTGATTCCGTTAATATTTACGACATAGAAGTTGATAAATTGGTAAGCGAGCAAACAGCGAAAGAAATGTGTTTACTCGAGCTAAACTCTGTTGCCTATCATCGGAAATTCGACGGTATTCTCAAAAAAGTGGATTTCGTCTTTAAAGATAAGGACAAGGATTCTCATAGACTTTTTAAAATACACGATGTATTAAGAGATGGTAGTATAGGCGACTTTATTGATTCAGAAGATATACCTCCTGAGCATGTGAAGAGTGATTCAGACGACGAGAGTACGATCGAATCTGATGATGATGATATCGATGTAACTAAGCTACCCGAATGCCTAAAAGATTTAAAAATGAAGAATATCAAATTTAAATAAGGTAGCTTAAAAAAATGCGTTGACATTAAAAAATGTCCGAATTAATCCCTGAACCAGTTAAATCAAAAACCCGTGCGTCTATGTTTCCCCTTAGCACAGAAACAATTAAGATCGTAGCCGAAATTTCGGTAGTTATCATTTTATTCGTTTATTTTACCAAGAAAAACGGTAAATTAGTAAAGCATATTAGTGTTTTATCCCAGCGTCTCGAAGACCAAGATGATGAAATTGATGCTCTTAAAAACAAGATGGCGGAAGTTTCTAATATGGTTGAAGAATTGAGTGATCAAGTTCAAAAACTAAAAGATAACGAAATGAGTCATGAAATGTTCATGAATTCTGTACAACAACAGCAAGCTCCTCCTCAACAGCAAGCTCCTTCTCAACAGCAACGCCAACAGCAAGCTCCTTCTCAACAGCAACAACGCCAACCACAAGCTCCACCTCCTCAACAACGCCAAGCTCCTCCTCAACAGCAACAACAAGCTACTCCCCGGAAAGTTACTCAACCACAACGCCAAACCCCTCTTCCTCAACAACGTCAAGCTCCACAACCGCAACGCCAAGCTCCCACTAAACCAGATCTTGCTGATCTTGAACCGCCACCGGGTTTTAAAAAACGCACGGTATCACCTATTAAAGAAGAGGACGAAGATGTTATCGAAAGCGAAGAGGGATCTGGGTATACGGTGCCTTCTACCGAACTCGATATGGATGACGAACTCGCCAGCGAATTAAAAGATTTGGATTAATCATAATTTAAATACCTACACTGTATTATTAAAATGGAGAGAGAACTATGGCATAATATATATAAACACGAGCTAGTTGAGATGTTCAACATGGTAGTAGAAACAGTAAAAATTAACTACCCAGACGCGGTAATTAACGTAGATGAAGATTTTCATAATTTTTCAAGACTTGTATTCGAGGGTTCATCTAAATTTATGTCCCAATACACAATAGCAACAGAGGTGCAGGCGGATGATAATATTTTATATTAAGCGGATTTAAACAGTAAATCACGTTAATATAAAATGGGTAAGAAAGAAAAGGATATTAATAAGCAGAATAAGAAGTACTTAGCAGACGAAGAAAAAAGATTAGGTAACAAGGTAGCGCGTTACAGTGAAAACCCCGTAGAAGAAGAAAAGAGGAAACGAGATAAGTTCGAACGAGATAAGTTTGATTTCACGCGTTCGAACATATTAGAAAAACTAGTTGATTATACAAGTCATAGAGGCCTTGCGTTATGTGAAACTATAGATAATGTGAATTTGGAAAATTATATTACCCACTTAATTAAACCTAGACCATTAGTCTCGTTTAGCGAAGTGGACAAATATGACGACGAATCTATCGTATCAAAAGAAAAACCGAGTGTCACAGTTGAAGAATTAGATCTACTCGCGATTGATTGTGAGAGAGTAAAGGCAGAGATGATTTTTTCACTAGGTAAGGATAAACTAACCAATGATTGGAAAGAGTTTGATAGAGAGTTGTTTGGGCGTGATTTACACGTTGAGTTAATTAAGAAATTCGGCACGGATAGATATAACGACATGGTTAATAATTTAGGAACTCACGTGTACAAACAGATTATTCTCAAGGAAAAGGAAAAGTATAAAGACAAGGATAAGTACAAGTGTAAAGATAAGCTAGGTAAAAAAGGTAAAGATAAGGTTAGTAAAGGTGCAAAGATTAGTTTTAGAAAGAGGAAATAATTATTTAGTAGCAATAAGAAAAATATGCGAAATAATTATTTACAAAATAGGGAATCCAAGGGCTCCACCACTGATACGAATAACATTATGGTTAATGGCGGTAATTACTGCATCAGGTGATTCAGTCAACCCAGTGATACTAACACCCCCCAATGAAACGTTGGTGAGCTTTCCGAAATTAGTGGATCCAGCAGCGTCAACGTCCATCATGTCAAGGCCGTACGAGTAAAGATGCATACCCGGCTCGTCGGTGGGGATACTTTCAGCATGGTAGAATGGTTGAAGATGAGTCGACATAAGAGACGGGATAGATCCGAGACGAGTGGTATTCTCGTACAAAAGAGAAGTGTCGACGAACGGAGTCCTACGATCATAAGAAGCTCCGGCTTCCAATGCGTCATTTCTATGATAATATCTAGAGAATAAATCACCTCCACTACCTGTTAATTTCAAAGCTGCGTCTGTGACAGATTGTTGATTATTGTTCTTGAATCTTAAACCAAACATGAGAGCCTTGATACCGTGGGAGAATCGAATATCTATAAATTTATCAGCTTCCAACTTTACAACCGGTGCTTGTTGGAACTGTTCGATGATGATGTTCCTGGCGTATCCTCCCATGAGCTTCCTCTCCTGATTGGAGACGATAGCGTAGTTGGCCCATACACGAGCATAAGGAATCGGGGTTAACGCTGCTTCTGTAATAAAAGCGGTCGAAAAGTTGACTTCTTTAGCAGTGGATACAACAGTTTCTCCGTCTAGTACTTCCTTAACAAACGAAGACAAAAGAGCGGCTTGAGTCCTGAAACGGAAGTTAATACGCATGTCGTTGTACGGGAGAGCAGCGGTGGGAAGGGCGACGCCGGTATCCCTAGAGAAGAAGAAAGGAAGAGGAAGATTCAATCGATGAGCGGTTCCGTTGACGTCTCCACCGACTGGGAGTCCACGGACGAAGACGTGAGACTGTCCATCCTTAGCGAGGGTCTTTTCTCCATGTCCAATCATCTGATCATATCCAGCCCTCTTGGAGGCAGGGACTGAGAAAGCAGTCCAGAAATCAAGGATCTCCGAGGTGAACCTAGAAGCGACAAGGTCGTTGAAGGTGATGGTGCACTCCTCGACAAGATTATGCATGAGATTCTTACACCAGAAATTTAAATGACTGGCTTCGTTGGTATACTTAGGGAGGACGACCTCGAGCCAAGCTTGGAGAAGGTAATCTCCGGCGCGGGAGACGGTGACGGACCATTGGTTTCCGAAATCACCAGTACCACTAGCATTCGTAAGGACTACAGGGACCTGTGTGAACCAAGTTGATTTCTTATGTTGCCTAACGAAATAAGTTACGGCCTCGTCTCCTCCATATATTTTAGATTCGAGCTGATCGCTTGTGGCTAGATCGATAAAACCTGCAGTAAGGTTGTTTGTTTGAAAAGACATCTTTTATTAATGTAAAAACTAATTTTTAATAATATAAAATGAGTAACCAAAAAATATTATGTTGGTGTGATGAATCGGAAAAGATTGTTAAAGATATAAGCGATTTATCATGCGAATGCAAGCTATCACATTTAAAATCTGCTGGTCGGTACCAGTTCTTTTTCGACAAGTTAACAACTTTCGGTATGATCGCCGGCCCGGTGTCGAGCGGTCTTTTAGCACTTACGTTATGTGATTATTTCGCTGATAATACACTACTCGACCAAACCATAACTGGTATATGTGTTTTATCAGGAGCAGCTGTCGCAATGGTTAAGTATAGTGGGATTTCAACAAAAGTGGAACAGAATAAAAACGTGGCTTCGTTATATGCGGATATTGAAACTAACACACTCCAGCATATTGCACTTAATCGAGGTAGTCGTATATCCGCGGTTACGTACATCCCGTATTTACGCAAGAAGTTGGAAAATATTGCAGGTATGTCCCCTGACGTTCTAGGAAAGAAGATTAAAACTAAACACGCCAAGTGCTGTAACGTACATGATTGTGATATCGAAACAGGTAATGCTTCTTCTTCTACCGAACCATCCGCACCGAAGTACGAACAATGTTGTATCCAACTTGCTGAATGCGAATTGGTAGCTAATTCCTCTAAAAAGTAAAATAAGATTACAAACTAAGATTAATAATGAAAAACAAAATGAAACAATTCACGATTAACGGACATTTATGTAGACTTGGCCAATCTGCAATTGAAAATTGGAGGTTACTTGACGATAGCGACCCAGATGATTATTTCATGCATCTAGCATCCTTTTCGTCAGGATATATCATCCTCAATTGTTCAGAACCAGATAACGATACTCTTATCGAAGCAGCCAAGCTATGTATAGCCGGAACCAAATATAAAAACCTGAGAAACCTGAAAGTTGATTATTGCAAATGTTCTAATCTGACCAAAGGTTCTAAAACAGGAGAGGTCATATTTACAAGACCGAAGCTTGTGAAACAGGTTCAAATTTAAATTCTATTATTATTGAAAAATAGAATTTCTAACGACAGTTAATACACCCACACCCATCTCGACACACCGTCTCATTTTCTTCTTCTAGTTCAGAAGTACAATTTATACACTTACAAGACTGTTCACAGTCATCTCCAAAATTACTTAGCTTTTTCAAATACGGCAAATCACGCTCTTCTATAATTACCGACACCTGTAGTGTATCTACATCAGCGGCGTAAAAGTAGTCACTCATCGACGATGTAATCAAACAAAATTCGTGGAATTTACCAGAGTCTACGCATGACATTTCAAGCACACCACTACCCTCATCATGTACATCTTCTATAGCATCCTGTAAATTAGACACGTCAATGTATATATCAAACACGTCATCACATCCGTATGTGAAATCTCC